AAGGGGATCGGCAGGAGATCCCGGTGCGGCTGAGCGGATGGGCGAAGACCGCGAGCAGCGGGGTGAAGTACCTCAGCATCGTGGCCAAGCCCGACTACAAGGTGCAGAAGGCGATCGAGGAGGCTGCGGTGGCGCCAGCTGCTGCAGCCAGCCTTGCGCAGGCGACTGGTGGGGTGGTGAGCGAGATCACTGAGGCCTACGACCTGTTCTGATCACATGAGCTCGAGCTCCAGCCGCGCGATCTCATTGACCGCGGCCTGGAGCATCTCCTGCTGGTGGTAGCACTGGCGGAGGAGCTGAGCGGCGACGCTGCCGGCCTGGGGATGCTTCTCCAGCCGGCGGCAGTCGGCCTCGATCTGGAACTGTTTTTCTGGCGGGATCTCAACCGCCAGCCACTGACCGAAATCCATTTCTCTGGGGCGGAACTGCCCCATGGTGCCCATGAACTGCCCGAAGTGCAGCTGCCCCCGCCACCGGGCAGCGGTGACGAACAGCAAGCCCGCCGACCAGACGGTGCGGCGGCGGGTGTGCCTGGACTGCGGCCACGCATGGTTCACGGCCGAGGCGGAGGTGAGCCGGTACGCGGTGGGGTGGTGCTCTGGGCACGCGAGCAAACCGGTGCTGCGGGTGCCGGTGACGCTGACGCTGAGCCACGTGGAGGTGGGGCAGGTGGGACCGAAGCCGCGCCAATGTGAAGAACTGTCACAGCCGGGATGATGCGCTGCCGGCGGTGGGCCATGATTAGCGCACGGCCGATGAGGCCACCGCTTCTCCACCCATGCTCACCACCACTCTCTTGGTGATCTGGAAGCTGCTGATCCCGATGCTGCTTCTGGTCGCCGTGATCGACTGGCTGACCGCTTCAGATGATCGCCGCGTGCGCGTCCTGCGCCGCACCGGCCTCAGCCAGCAGCAGATCGCCACCCGCCTCAACCTGTCCCGCTACCGCGTCCGCAAGGCGCTCGCCGCATGATCCGCGTCACCCTCGCCGCTGCAGCGCTGCTACTGGCAGCGCCTGCGCAGGCCTCAACCATCCTGCCCAACCTCTACGCCAAGACCTTCTGCGAGCTGCGCCAAGCCGGCGCCAGCAAGGAAGACGCCCGCAGCGCCGCGATGCAATCCGCGATCATCTCGGGCGACGACTGGACGTGGATCACGATCGACGGCCGCCGCCTGAAATCCGACGTGGTGCTGGCCGTTCAGGCCGTTATCAACCGCTGCCCCGAGCTAATCAAATGATCTCCAATCCCATCATCAATCGCATCGCCATCGTGGTACTGCTGGCCTGCCTCTACGCCGCCGGCTACGACTCCGCCAAGCAGGAGACCGTCAAGGCGCACCACAACTGCACCGCTGAGCATCAGCCGCTGAAGCCATGACCCCCCGCCGCTTCTACTTCCAGATCAAGTCCGCAAACGTGCTGGAGTGCGTCACCGCCTCCAGTCTCACCGAGGCCAAGCTGATCGCCGCCGACACGTGGCTGCAGTGGTGGTCTGAACTCGAATGGCTGGACTCCGAAACCGTTACCCACCCGATCACCCATGGCTAAGACCACCGGAGCAATGCTGCCGTGGCAGTGGCGAGACGAAGACCAGACCAGCCAGCACGGTGACGGCATCAGCAGGCCGCGGCCCAAGGTGCGCACCAAGGAGTTCCGCGTGATCGTCTACAAGCCAGGCGCGCAACCCATGATCTGGATCACCCGCGCGGAATCCAAACGCCACGCCAAGCGCTACGCCGAGGCCCGCTGGCCCGGTGCTGCCGTGGAGGTGGTGGGATGACCACGCTGGTGGACCGAGTGGCCCGCGCCATCGGCCAAGACGATGAGCCCATTAACTGGGAGCCCGAAGCCCGCGCCGCGATCCGCGAGGTGGCCCGCTGGATAGATGCCGAGGCTCAGGAACGACAGTTGTCCCCCCATAACGGCGTCTACTCGGCGGCCGAGTGGCTGCGTGGCCAACTGAAGGCCACCCGATGACTGACATGCGCGCGAGAATCAGCCAGCTGATCACCGACAGCGGCACCTACCGCCAGGGCCAGCAGGATGAGCGCCACCGGCTGGTGAACATGATCGACATCCGCATCGATCAGCTGCGCACCGTGGCCGGCATCCGCAACCGCGAGCAGCTCAGCGCAGAGCTGCTCTACCTCCGCCAACACCTAGAACCATGAACCGCGTCCAACTCGACCAGCAGCGCGCCGACATGCTCGAGGCCCTCTACGAGCGCAGCGGCCGCGATGATCTGCCCTACGGCCACCCGCTCCGCTGCACCTACACCGGCCTGTGGCAGGAGTTCGCGCTGGAGATGGCGGCCAACTTCCGCGACACCGACTACCCCGAGCTGCTGGACAACGTGGTGCGCGCGATCGACGCCACCGAGTCGGTGATGACCCAGAAGCAGGCGCAGCAGGCGATCGAGGTCTGCCGCCAGCAGCTGCTCGGCCGGTGGCGGTGATGCCCAGCCCGTTCACCGAGATGAAGTGCCCGCAATGTGGTGGGCGCTTCAGGTGCGACAGCTCCGAGCGCAGCTATGACGGCCAGGTGCGCCGTCAGCGCCGCAAGTGTTACGACTGCGGCCACCGCGGCACCGAGTACGCCGTGACGCAGGAGTTCTTCAATGAACTGATCGCCGCGCGTGAGATCGTGACGAAACTGGCCAGCCACTACTGGGAGCTCACCGAATGACCGACCAGATCAACCCGGACCACTACAAGCGCGGCCCGGTGGAAGCGATCGACGTGATCGAAGCTGCCATCGCCGATGCGCCGCACATGGTGCCGGCCTACCTACAGGGCCAAGCGCTGAAGTATCTGCTCCGCCTCTGGTGCAAGGGCAACTCGCTCGAGGATGCCAAGAAGTGCCGGTGGTACATCGACCGGCTGATCGGCAAACTGGAGGCATGATGCAGCTGCCCAGCCTGAACCTGATCGAGCGCTTGGCGCTGTGGATCTTGGTGCGCAGCCACCGCACCAGCCTGGTGGTGGTGAAGGAGCTGCACTGGCCCGAGGTGTTCGTCGCCGCGGACCAGCGCGATGAGGTCGCCTGCTACGTGACCAGCGGCCAGCAGGATGAGCCCGCCTCGCACCTGCTCGAGCGGCTCTATCACTCACCGGCCTACGGCGAGTTCGAATGATCAGCCTGCACGCCGGCCGGCTGCTGCTGTTCTGCGATCGTGCAGACCGGACGTGGCACTGTCGGGTGAACCTCGGCCCAAGGGCTGAGCATCAGCTGGAGGCTGATACGGGCACCATCCAGCTGCAGGAGGCGCTCCTGCGCGCTCAGCGCATCTATCAGGCCGCGGTGCTGCGCATCCGGCCGGCGAGCTCGCCGCGGATGTGCTGGGATTGCCTGCAGTGGGAACCGGCCCGCAAGGCCTGCACGCTCGGCTTCCCTGAGGCTCGCCAGACTGGTGGCAGGTTTGCCGCGCGGTGTGACATCTATGAACCCGCCGATCGTCCTGAGCCGCACTGATCGCGGCGCCGGCTACATCGAAACGCTCGAGCCCGCTGGTGGTGGGGAGCTCTACTACCGCAGCTGCGCAGGTGGCACCTGCCGCTACAGCTCCGACCTCTGGCAGGCCGAGATCTACCTCGACCACCTTCTCGCTCGCTGACCCGATGGGGTATTTCAATTGCACTACTACGAAGGAGGCGTACTACCTGTCGATGGCGAATCGGCCGCGACCTGCGGGGGCGTCTAGTGCCTATCGCGGGGTGTCACGGAGCGTGAACCCGAAGCTGCCGTGGCGGGCGGCGTTGGGCTATCGCGGGGCCCGGTACTACCTGGGCAATCACGCCACCGAGCGCGAGGCGGCCTTGGCCTACAACCGGGCAGCGCTGCGGATCATTGGCGACCACGCTGTTATCAACGAAATCACCGAATGACTGACACGACACCAACGCCAGAGCAGTTCATGGGCGACGCCGAGCCACCGGTATGGGCAACCATTGAGCGTTATGCCAGACAGAACGACGAGTTCTCCGCGGCACTCCTGAGTATCAAGGCCAGAGTCGAGGCGCTGGAGGGCACTAACTCCAAACCAAGTCCTAATGATCGCCCAATTAGGAGTTCACTCGTGGAGCGGGTGGCCATCGCCATCAGCCGATGCGAAGACTCCTCCTGCTGGGACGACGAGGCTGTCAACTGGGAGCCTGAAGCCCGCGCCGCGATCCGCGAGGTGGCGGCGTGGTTGCGGAAGGTTCCATGGCCCAATGCTGCCACCGCCCTTGAGAAGGAGGTGGAGCGATGACTGACTTCCACTCCGCACCGTTCCAAGACTTCTCCACCGAGTTGCGCGACCCGTGGCCGGTGGTTGAGCGGCTGCGCATGGCACTGCGCGAGGCCGAGCGCTACTGCCTTGGCGCTGAGAACACGACCGGCCACTCCATCACATCCCTTCTTGAACTCTTGCCCAAGGAAGATGACTAATCAACGCCTTATCTCCCCGCCCGCTGCAGTCATCCGCCAATGGAAATGCGAATGGGACACCAACGGCGCCGCCCATTGCGATAAAGCCCTCTACGTTGCCGCAAAGGCTGCAACATGGGGCGCGAAGGCTGCCATTAACTGCGCCCTGAAAGACACTGCTTCATGTCACTGGCGTGTTGCCGATGGCCCCGAAGACGGAGTGCAGCTTGTACGAGCCAGTGATTTGATGGCTTGGGCTGCTGCCATTGGCAAGCGTTACGAGGTTGAAGAATGACCAGCCAACACCAGATCACTCCATCGCCGGAGCTGGTGGAGCAGTGGATTGAGGAAACAAGGTCTCACGACTGCATCGGCGCATACCCTGCGGATTTGGAACAATGTGTCGCCACCCGCGCCGCCCAATGGGGCGCCGACCAGGAGCTGGAGGCGTGCTGTGAGTGGGTGGAAGATTACGCAGAGTGCGGTCATTCGCTTCGCCTTGCCCGCCGCCCCGAGCCGCCGAGCTGGAGGGTAAGCAATGACTAAGTTGTCCCCCGCATCACAAGCGGTGAAAGATGCTGTTTTGGCACTCTATCCAGATAAGGCAACCCAGGACATTGGTTGGCCCCTCGACATCCCTACTATCGCCGCCGCCCTCCGCGCTGCTGCGGATCAGGTGGTAGTTCCGCCGCCTCAAACCCCTTCCGAATACGACATTGCGCAATACGATGGGCGTGAAGAGGCGATAGCAAACTTGCTCAACATCGCCGCCGAGCTGGAGGGCCAATGACAGTCCCCCTGCTGTTCGAGCTGCTGATCGTCTACGTCGTGGCGTGCTGCTTGGCGCTGTGGCTGGCGTCGAAGATCTTGCCGTAATGGGGTGTGGAGGTGGCGCCGGCTCTCGCGCCTGCACGCCTCACCGCAGCCTCCACACTGCGGAATGCCCAGCGATGAAATCGTTGGACTGGAAGGCTAGCAGTCTCCGGCCACCCAGCGCGCGATGGCCCACTCACCCATCGCGGACCAGAACGGCTGCTGGCGATACCAGGCGGTCCAATCCTTATGGCCCTTCTGGCTGTTGCACATCAGGCAGCAGCTGATCAGGTTCTCACGCACCGTCAGGCCGCCGTGGACCTTGGGTACCACATGGTCCAGCGTGGGGCTCCGGCCGAGCGGATCGCCGCAGTAGGCGCACCGGTAGTTCCAGGCCAGGTGGATCTGATCGCGGGCTGATCTGCGGGTGACCAGCCGGGTTTCGTCAATGTGGTGCCGATCCACTGAGATCCGCGGGGAGGGTGAACAGCTCGATGGCCAGGTCGAGGAGATCATCCTCTGAGTGGATGAACTCGGCGATCTGGCTGTAGAGGTCGGCGGGGAGCTGGTCGGGGTCGGTGTCGCTGCGGATGATCACCTTGGCGGTGATCTCGGCGATGTGCGCGCGCATGGGCGTGGCCCCGGCTTGGCCCACGGTAGCGACGGAAACCTGTGTGAACGATTGTGAACGCGCTGGCCCGGTCGCGGATGCTCCCCCGCCCGTGGTGTATAGTAGTGACAGCGGGGGAGTCCTCCCCGCTCGCACCGCGATGACTGAACAGCAGGCGCTCCGGGTGATCGAGCGGTACTACCGCAACGACTCCGAAGGCCTCGAGAGCGATCGCCAGATCACGCTCGAGCGCGGCGAGACCATCCAGCAATGGGCGGAGTCGCTGCTAGACCCACTCACCTGACAGGGGCG